CTATTCTCTATTACAGCCTTCACATGATCTGTTAATTCATTATCAGTTTCTATACGTCTAGCCAATGATTTAAGTGATGACCAACCCTTTAGCCTATCGGCAGGATCCATGGAATTAATAAAGATAATCTCTTCTTTATCAAATAGTATCTCCTCAATACTGTCATTAGGTCTATACTTATATCCACCTATACCTGCATTATCCTTTCTTACCAGTATCTCTACCTTATCAGGTCTTAATAGTCCCAATTCAGTAAGCTTATGTCCTCTAGTAAATACCTTTTGGATATATACAACATCACCTAGATAATAATATAGAAGCAATCTTTTAAAGAACTGCTTCTGTGTATCTATATCATTCATATGCTGTAGGATAAGGTGTGTTGGGTGCATATCTAATAACTCACCATCTGCATCTACCACCTGTACAGCTGCTTCATTGAAAGTATTTATTATTAAATTTATAGCTCCATTAATTATCTCATTCTTTTTATATGCGAGTTCAACCCACTCTAGATAAGAGGCTGTAGTGAGTGCATAGTGTGATGTAGAAGCATTTATTAGCATTTCATGAGCAACTGGGATTTCCATAGGCTTACCAAATAAAGCCTTATTGTCCCAAGCAAACTTCATACCTGCTAGTAGTCCTCGTATCTTACCTGATTTTTTATTCTTCATTTATTATACCCATGATATATTATATTCAGCTTTCTTGCTTAATTCGTGCATACCCCACACAAGGGCATCAAGTCTATCTGGTGAATGCGAGTAAAACTCTGGATTATATTCCAATAACTGTTTCTCTAGTATGTCCATACCTTCTAAGTGGTAAACTAATCCCTGTTCATACAAGGCTGCTATAGGTTCAGCCCTAGCATACTTACCCTTAGAAGCTCTAACAGCTTTAATCGGCACATTCTTCTTTACATTCTTAATGGTCTCAGCAACCATGTCGCCACCTTGGTTACTCTCATATATAATAGTATTGGCTTCCCACTTGTCATATAGAGCTATAACCCTACTTGCCCACTCTTTAGGGCTACCTTTTAAAGAACCATCTTCTAGTATGTAGTACTTCTTATCTCGTGTCTTAGCACATACTACAATACCAGTTTCATCACTTGTAACCTTGTTAGATATTGCAGGGTCAACTGCTACTACAATTCTTACTATATCCTCAGGTAAACTTTTAACATGCTTAATCATTGAATCATTCCACAGTGCGCCTGGTACTTCCCATTGTTCACTACCGTACAATTCTTGTTGTCCCCTCCTAGTGTTACCATAAGCATCTATCAATTCTTGCTTATATACATCACTTAGGTATGGGTTATCAAAGGTTGATCCATGAACTATTATTAAATCATTATTCTTCTTTTGTCTTTCGTACATCTGCTTAAGTATACTGACTGGCTGAGGTGTAGAAGTAATAATCATTCTAGGGTTATCGCCTAGTCTAGTAATAGTCATCAATTCCTGATAAGCTATCTCTAGTTTCTTATTTCTATTAGTCTCTGTCTCAAACCATGTAAATATCTCATCTACATACGTTAAGTGTGACTGTCTTCCCCTTGTCTTACTTGCTCCATAAAAGCGTATTAAACTACGGTTAAACATTCTTATTTGTGCGTGGTCTCTAGTCACTAGGTATATAGCCTTATCAGATGTAGTTGGCCATTCTCTAGTACTACCTTGTATTAACTCAATACCTATCTCTTTAAATGCAGGTTCAAGCCCTGATTCACCTGTCACCATAACATCATTACACTCAGATGTAGTACGTGAGTAACAGTTTACCCTATGCCCTGGATTGTTGAGTACATAATCAATTATATTCCTGCTAGCCATCCAGTTCTTACCATAGCCCCTACCAGGCTTTACTATAAACTGTCTCCATGGTGCATGCCAAGGTATTACCTGATTCATTCTAGCCGTACCAAAGTACCAATAACCTGCAATATACTTCTGTGCGTCCTTAGGTAAATTACTATAAACACGTCTAAACCCGATAGGGTCATTCTCTTTTAATAATCGGAGTTTATACAGTGTCTCTAAAGATATCATTCACCTAACAATTCCTTTATTTTCTTTTCAAGATCTTCATCTATCGTAACAGTTTTAGTAACACTTACTTCTGACTTGTTAGCTTCTGCCTTATCTAATAAGATCTTACATATTGATATTATATTGCCCATAGTCTTAGGGTCTAAGCAGTCTACGTTATCAAGCATATACTCTAGCTTCTCTCTAGCCTTCACTGCATCAAACTCTAACCTTTCATTGATATAGCGCTGTAGGTTCTCTGAATTCTTTATCCACCTGTGTAATGTTGCTGGACATACTCCAAGCCTACTAGAAGCCTTGTGTATGCTATATTCGGCTACATCTAGGGCATTCATTATAACACTGTCTTGTATATGGTTCCTTTTAGTCATTGTATACACCTAGTTCTAAATAAGCTACCAGTGAATCAAGTGCAACCTGTCCTTCTCCATGTTCCAGGTAGTGCCTAATTACAAGTAGTATTACATCTATGTCTATATACTTAGCACTCTCAAGTTCTGTGTGTATCATAGTGTTACCTTATTTATTGTTTGAGCTCCTTAAATCCCAACTCTATCCACTCCTTACAATTCTTTATCAGTGTTTTCATAAGAGGGTAGTTGTATTCACTTGTTCTTATCTCTCTCATCTGCTGTATATTATCATAAGATATCAGCATGTGCCTGTATAGATCTAGTTTATTACTATCCTTAGACCTAATGCGTGTAGAATCTGACATCAAGAATATAGCGTCTGTTCTTAGTTTCTCTAGTTTATTTACAACACTCTGAAGCCTTTCAGTCTTTACCACATACTTAATCTTTAACTTTTTGCTACCTGACTTAGATGTTAGTTGTTTCCAGAAGCCCCTCTCTACTCTAGCCTTTACTAGCAATGAGTTGTCACCTATACACATGAATATAAACTTCATCTCTCGAGTTATCTCTATTATATTCCTACATTCTCTAAGCCACAATGTCCTAGTATTGGTACCATCTTGTAGTGTCTCTTGGTCTTCTACATGACTTGAGTGTTCATCTAGGTCTACATACCTCTTGCCATCTACTCCATACTGTAAATCTACGCCTGCATAGAATAACCTTTTACATTCCATGAAGTCGGCTATCATAGGGCACATGGTACTTACACCAATTCTACCTTCTGATAACTCTATCTCACCTGGTTCTAACCATGACATCATAGACACTAGGCTTGATGTAGTACCAACTACACCGTGTTTAATCTTCTTGAAACATTCAGCGTTTAACCCAGGTGTTACGATAAATACTGATCTCTCCATATATGAAGGTTTAAGATCAGCGAATACCTTAGCCCATTCAGGTTTGTTTGGGTCAAAGGCTAATGAGAAATGAGGCACTATGTTATGACTATTCAGTATGCGTATAGCCGAACCACCTGCAATCACAATAGCTTTATTGCGTTTAATTATATCTCTTATTTCTTCGAAGTGACCCTCTAGGCTGTGACCTGCACCAATAAATAATATATCCTTGCCCTTAGCAATACCTTCCAATGATTTAAGACTATAGTATTTATCTAGGTTCTGGTACATGTGAACATAGTTACTAGGTAAGTTAGCCATTACAGGGTGATGTTCCTTCATGAATATATGAAGATCTGTATTCTTTTCCAACTTAGTATTTATCTCATCATAGAAATCAGGTTCATCACAGTACAACTCATATGAAAGCCCCATACCACAATATGGTAAACATATGTAGTTTAAGTCATCTCGTCTCACATTCTCGATTAAATGGGTGTTAGTCTTCACCCTATACGTATCCTTGATCACAATAGCGGACTTTGGATTAATCATATACTTTATACGCTCAAATAGGTTCTTAGGTTCTTTAATCTCCTTCTCTCTCTCCACTTTAATGTAATGTGGAAATGTTGTGAAGTACGGTAATTCACTGTCAAAGTTTGATTTATCTACCATTTATATCGACCATTGTTTGTTAATAAAATATAATGCCCACCCTTTCCCGAGGTCGTTTACACCCCCCACCAATCCAATGCCTGCCCAAGGCTCAGCTCTTTACATTACTTGTATACTTTACCCCTCCTGTCCAACCCACTCATTTTTTTATATGCTTGGCTTGCATAATCTCAGCGTTTACTACTTTACTGAGATTCAGCTTTTACTACTATTCTTAAATAATATATCATTGTATTTAACAGAAGCTTCTGCAATAGCAGCTTGTATGTGATCAAATATAAGATCGTGATATCCTTCACCACATAACATCTGCACATAAGACATCTTGACATTGATACATAGTTCTACATCTGTCTCATCATCTATTAGTTTAGTGTCATGTGTTATTGTGTGCATATTATTATATCTTTTATTATTGTATTATATATTTAAAGCTATAGTTATTATTATATATTATATATATATTACTATTATATTATTATATATACTTATATAGTAACTACAATAACATACCAACAGGACCTAGTATATACTAGTATATTATATATGTTATTATATTATATATTATTATTATATTCTTATTATACTTAAGATAACGTATTGAAATGATCAAGTGTAAAGGTATATTTAATAATAATTTATATTAAAAATAAATAGCCTTCTAGGTATAGTGTGGACGTTGTTTTAAAATAAATAAAAAATAGTTATTGACAGTTTATGTGATAATTGATATGATGGAGTTATAGGAAAGAGATAAACACTAACACACAAGGAGGCAGTAAAATGACAGTCAAGAAAATGATTAAACAAATTAAAGGACTAGAAAAAGAGATTAGAGAATCTGTTGGGGTAAACTGTGATGGTACATTTAATCTTTATATTGATGAACTTAGAAAGCAATTGTTTAAGCTAGAAGATGACTTACATAAAATAATAGTTGACAGATAAATAACAATATGTATATAATAAGATTATAAGGAAAGGAGATAACAAGATGATAACAAGAATACAAAATATAGATGACCTTAGGGACTTTATAGAAGAATGTGTGGAAGCTTGGGGATTCCATGGTAATGAAATAGAAACATATCTTTCTGATTTTCAGATAGACTACCCACAATGTGAGATGGCTATGAGGCTATGTGAAAGAGAGTATCCTACAGTATACCCTTTTGTGACTAAAGATCTTACACTTGGACTTACTGTAATAGCAATTAAAGATGATATAGAAGGCGATGCTTCTATGTTGGGTAGAGATGCTTTATTTGACCTTGACATAACAGAAGATGACTTGGAAGATATTTTTACAATGGAAGATCTTATTGATAGAATTGATGCCTTATCTAAAGAGCTAGATGACTTTAAAGAAGATTATACACCTAAGGAGGATTTATAATATGTTGAACGATATACCAAATATACTAGGATATAATAGTTTAGATGATTTATATGATGTAACAGATGAATTGGTTGCTGACTATAGAGAAGATAAATTGGAAAGGATTAAAGAAAAGGACTTAGGACTATTGGTAAGTACCTATGGGGTTACTGATAGGGTAATGGACATATTCAGAGAACTTAAGGATATAGTAGATAAAAAGTTTAATGTTGAGTTCAGGTATGAGGAAGGTTATGACGGTATAACAGGTAAATTGCTTTATTTTGGAGAAGCATACAAAAAAGGTAATAGGTAATGGATAAGATCATAGATAAAATCTCAGCTATAATAATACTAATAGGATTGATAGTTGGTCCCATAATATTAAAAATAATAACAAGTTAAAAAAGGGGTAATGTAGATTATGAATAAAATGAAAAAAGAACTTATTATAGATGTTGTAGTTATAACAATGATAATACTTACAGGTCTTATGGTACTAGGTGTGGTTGGGAATACTGATAGCAGTAATGTATACAGTCTTAAATCATCACATATTGAGATGCTTGTGAATCCCCTTGACTTTTAATTAGTTTTTGTGATACAATAAGAGAAAAAGAAAGAAGGTAGTGGTATGAACAGTAACAAATTATCAAATGCTATATTAAATAGTTTTAGTACCACACTAAAAAACGAAACACTTAAAGTGGTTGTACATTCTACTAATTGTACTTGGACTATAGGCGTTAAACATGAGATAAGAAAGCCTAAGCATAAAACATGGTTTTTATCTTTCTTAAATTGAGGATCTTTATATGTTTATTGAAATAATAGCAGCAGTTATGACTTGTGTTAAGTATTTTTATGCAGGAAATGTGAAACTGATATCCCCAATAGTTGGGATTCTGCAAACAGCTCTTACAGCATATGCCCTGTTGTATAGTGGAATGATGTTCTTGGGACTAGCCCACATTGTCGGCTGTGTATTGTGTGTTAGGTGGGCTTATATGTGGTATAAAAAAGGTAGGAGGTTATTCTAATGAAAAATGAAACAGTATTGGTTATACCATGTAGGCTAGAAAGTACTAGGTTACCAAATAAAATGATGAAGATGGTAGGCGATAAATCATTGATAAACACTTGCTACGATCAAACAAGGAAAGCGTGGGACGGTAAGATTATAATTGTAACAGATGGTAATGAGTTGTTTCTACATTGTTTAAAGTTTATAGAAAAAGATGATGAAGTATTGATGGTTCATAGTGTTTGTAGTAATGGTACTGAAAGGGCGTATAAGGCTCTACAATACAAAGAATATAAAAACGTTGTGATTGTGCAAGGTGATGAGTTACTTGTTGATAGAGAGGCTTTAAATGGCATATTAGACAAGTTAAGAACATATAATGTTGTTAGTGTTGTTAGAAAGGAAACCTCTAAGGAAAAAGCTAAGTCTAAAGATTGTGTTAAAGCTTTACTGTTTCAGGATAGAATAGCTAGGCTGATTAGAGATGACATGACAGATGAAGATGAGTTTTTTGAACATGTTGGATTTTATGGCTATAACATAGAGATATTGAAAGCTCTATCTACTGCACCAGATACACCAAGACAGAAGGGGCATAGTTTAGAGTTAATGAAACCCATAGAAATGGGTATAAGAGTTGGTAGTGTAGAAATAAAAAGTAATGTGTTTAATGTAAATACAATAGAAGACCTTGAAAAAGCTAGAGAATTAAAGAGGGTACAATAATGAAGATGCAATTTATAATGGGACCATGTGCGTTAGAGAGTGAAGAGTTGAATATGTCAGCCGCTATCTTTCTAAGAACACTACAAGACGCTATTAACGTAGCTATTGCCCCCCATAGCATAGAAGTAATATACAAGTCATGTTACAATAAAGCTAATAGGACTAGTAGAAACTCTTACCATGGTATGTGGATAGATGAGGGTATGCGAATAATGCAGAAGATTAAAGATGAAACAGAGTTAAGGGTCACCTGCGATGTACACTCTCTCGCAGAAATAGACATTGTAAAAGATGTTATCGACATCATTCAGATACCTCAAAGCCTCTCACGATACACTTTTATTATAGAGGCAGCAGCCGATACAGGTTGTGATATATCTATAAAGAAAGGTGTTTTTATGTCTAGGTCAGAGATAACAGAAGCCCACAAGAAAGCATATAGGGGCAAACCTATCATACTATTAGAACGTGGTAACAAGTTTGGATATGAGGATATGATAGTTGACATGCTCAATATAAAACACTTTAAGAAATTAGGTGCTATTGCAGGTATTGACGCAGGACACCCCGCAGGAAATAGGGACAATGTCTTTACTTTAGCTAGGGCAGGAGTTGCAGCAGGTGCAGAACTAGTATTCATGGAGTGCCACCCTAACCCTAATAAAGCTTTATGTGATGGTAACACCAGTGTTATGATGAATGAAACATTATTCTATGAAGTAATGAACCTTGTACAACTTAAACTACTAATAGAGGAGATGTAAACACGATGAAACTACCAGAAATTGAAACAACAACACTAATTGATTTTTTAAAGCATTCAGGAGTTAGGACAGAGAGAAATGCCTTAATTGCTTTAACAGGTCTATATGCCAATACAAGCTATATAGAAATATTTTATTTTTATGAGACTATAAAAGAGAGGTTGGGATTATGAATAAACACCCACTGTTTAACTTTGTTAAGAAGTGCTCAAAGATCAGCTGTAATAGGGTATTCTCAGATAGGGAAATACTAAAGGTGGCAGAATTTACCTACGATAAACTCATAATGAGGATAGAGTTATCAGGGTTAGATAGAATAAAAAACACTGATTTATTTTTAGAAGTTGTATCAAAGTTTATATCAGATATAATGAGTTATGTAAGTCAGGAGGAGGCAGAAACAATAGCTAGATTATTAAGAAAAGACACGGTAGGAGGATAATATAATGTTTTACGGTAAAATAAACAAAGACATTGAGAAGATAAAGCGAAGTAGAAAACTTAGCGATAATGATAAAGTGGTAACCATGTTCGGATCAGCTAGAACTATGGCAGATGCTGAGGATTATGACAATGCAACACAGATAGCTAGAATACTATCAGATATGGGCTATGACATAATAACTGGGGGTGGACCTGGTATAATGGAAGCAGGTAACCTAGGTGCTTTCCATGGTGCTAATAAATCAATAGGATTAGGTATCAACCTACCATTTGAGCAAAGCATGAATGAGTATCTAGATATAGAGGAGGAATTTGATTATTTTTTTACTAGGAAAGCAGGTTACATATATGACATGAGTGGTTTTATAGTAATGCCAGGTGGGTTTGGTACACTTGATGAATTATTTGAGGTACTAACACTTATCCAAACTGAAATGATACGAGAGGTACCAGTAATATTAGTTAATTCTGATTTTTGGGGTGGACTTGTTGAGTGGTCTTCTAAGATAATGGGGAATAAATATAAAACAATATCAAAAGTAGATATGGATTTTTGTAACGTTGTAGACACACCTTGTCAAGCAGTTTATGCTTTCTTAGAGAGACTAGATGAAATAAAAAATAAATAAAGAGGGCTTATTTAATATGAAAGAAGAAACTATGAAAAGAGATAATAGCGATAAGCCACCTATGGAGTACCTAGGAGACATTAAGGAAGCACTTGAGGAACTATGTAGGGTATTTGATATGGGTACAAAGAAGTACGGTAGGGCAAACTGGAAGAAAGGTGGGGATAGGTCAATGTTAATGGGGTGCCTAGGTAGGCATTTCCTAAAGTTGGCTTCAGGTGAAACAGTAGATGAAGAAAGTGGCTACAGTCATGCAGCCCACCTAGCGTGGAACGCCTTAGCGTATATGCAATTGGAACATGAAGGTAAATTAAAATAGAGGTAGTAGCATGTTTTTATTTTTTATACAGGCATTTGTAAGCACATGGACTGTTGCCAACATGTTCTTGATATCAACTAAAAAGAAGTGGGCACCCATACCGTGTGTGCTTAATGAGATAGTATGGATATGGTTCATACTTTATACTAAACAATATGGATTATTGATAATGAGCGTATCATTGTTGATTTGTTGGATTCATACATACATAAAATGGAATAAGGAAATATAATAAAATGGTAAATAAAAAATTAAAAACAGATAATCCAGGCGTATTACTAGGTAATCGTCCTTGTCCTAGCTGTAGAGAAATCGGCGGAGATAAGCACGGTGATAATCTATCCCTTTACTTCGATGAGGAGACACAAGAATATAATGGGTGGTGTTGGGCTTGTCACACATACTTTAATCACGATGAAATAATAGCTAGTGTAGATGATATAGATATAGATGACATAAAACCAATACAAAAGAATAATAACATGAATATGGACCTATCAACTATAACTAACTTGCTATCAAGTTCTATTAAAGAAAGAAGGATATCAAGTAAAACTACTAATTTTTATGGTGTTAAAGCCGAATTAGGACCAGATGGCTTGGAGGTGAGGAGATATTACCCTGTAGTTAAGGAAAGACATACAGTAGGATACAGGTGTAGAAAACTACCTAAGGAGTTTAGCCCTGTAAATGGTGCAAAACACATGGGAGACATTTCACAAACTGAGTTTTTCGGACAAAGCCTATATAATAAAGGGAAGATTGTAATTATTACAGTAGGGGAAGAAGATGCTATGGCTTCTAGTCAAATGACATCTAATAAATCTCCTTCTAAGACGCCGTATGCCTCTATATCTGCCCCAGGGTGTTCCCACTTGGTTAAACTAACTAAGTTAAACCTATCATGGTTATCAGGCTTTGAGAAGGTAGTGTTTGCAGTTGACCAAGAAGATAAGGACATAAATGCCTCTATAGAGTGTTGTAAGATTTTACCACCTGGTTTAGGTCACATAGCTAAGTTTACTGAGAATGACGCCAGTGATATGTTGGCTAAGGGCAAGGATTACGAATTCTATAAAGCTATATGGAATGCTGAGTTGTGGAAACCAGAAGGCATTGTTTTAGGATCTGAAACATGGAATATGTTTAAGAATAGAAATAATACTATTACTGGTATGCCACTACCTAGTAAGTTTGGGTTAAATAATAAATATCTTGGAATGGTTAAGGGTAATGTAGACGTTATAGGTGCCTTTGAAAAGGCGGGTAAATCTACTATGATAAAGGAGATCATACTTAACATACATGAAACAAGTGAAGAAAGCATGGGGCTATTTATGCTAGAAGAGTTCATCGAAGAAACTATAACTGATTTAATTGTAATGAAGTTAAAGAAGCGTATAGACTTAGATGATAGCAATGATACTGAGGACAACAAGAAAAAGGCTTGGGCTATCTTGTTTGGGCAAAATAGAATATTGTTTTCTACTGCCCACTCATTTTCATCACTTGATGACTTCTTAAATAAGATAAGGTACATGCATATTAATTTTGGTATCAATTATTTTTTTCTTGATAACTTAACTAAGATGATGCGTATGTTAGTTGATATAAAAGACAATGAGAACTTTCTATTGTCTAAGATTGTTACTGAGTTAGAAATGTTAGCCAAGGAACTGGGTATATACATATGCCTAGTTGCACACGTTAGAAAAGAAGACGGTTACGGTAAATCATACAGTGAAGGTAAGGTCATGAGGGTTCATGATCTATATGGTGCGGGTGATATATCCAAGTTTGCTTATAATGTGTTTGCTATATCTAGGGACAATAGTGTTGAACCCAATGTAACCTCATACCACCTAATAGCCTCAAGGCGTGGTAGGTTAGGAAAGGGTAACGATTTGACATATAACTTCTTAGAAGGTAGAATGGAAATTGTAGGGGATAGTTCAGAAATTTAAAAGGGAGGGGTGTTGTTATGAATAGTATTATAAAGGTAAGTGACATAAAGCCTGGTGACTATATCAAGCATGTTAATTTTAAGAACGAATTAACACAAGGTACGGTAATAGCTATTAGGGAAACCCATAGTGGTTATTTTCGTATAAGACTTGGAAGCTCTCTTCTACTATACCTAGAGGGCTATTGTGAGGTTGAGCTTATACCACACCCTGACATATTATAAATAAAGTGTTGACTGATATATATACATGTGTGGTATACTAAGAGTATAAGAAAAGAAGGGGAGGTATACACACTATGTTTATAACAGAAATGATGATTGTATCTAGTACAGTATTTTTTATAATAAAAATATCAACAATGAGGTTTTAAAAATGATACACATAATAACACTGATAGCATTATATTATATGTCTAAAACATTGACTGAGGTATATAAAAATGAAAAAAAAGAAAAAGAAAAGAGTTAGAAATAAAGCCAGAGTAGGTAGGACAAAGAAAGCCAGTAGAAAAGCATTTAGAAAGAAAAGCACTACTAATAGAGATAAACAAGTAGCCATAAGAAGGGCTATTAAAAACAGAAAAAGGAAGGCAGCAGTTAACTGTAGTAGGTCAGCTAGAAGAAAGGGAGCGGTAAAGTGTGATTGCTGTACTAATGGTCAGATAATAAGATATTATTTAAATAGACCTAAAGGAATGACAGTCGACCATATAATACCAATATCTAAAGGTGGTAAACACTGTCTGAAGAATTTTCAATACATGAGTGCCAAGGAAAACATTAAAAAGGGAAGTAAGTTATTGTGATAATAACCCCCCCCACTAAAAGGAATAAAATAATATGTATACTTTATATTTTGACTTTGAGACATATGACCCAGAGCTGACCACAAGGGGCAGTTGCTATATATGGAATCCTGATTTTATGGTTATAGGTATGGGATATGCCATTAATGATGGTGATATCATGTATACAACTTCTACCAATAAGATGAAAAGGCTTATAAACAATGCTTATAGGCTAGTTGCTCATAACGCTGTGTATGAGCTTGGAGTGTGTAAATACTTGGGTGGTATAGATTTTAAGTATAAATCTATAAGGTGTACAAAGATAGGTTCTATCATACAAAACAACACTAGAAATGCCCATAGCCTAGATTATTTGGCTAAGACCTTACTACATAAAAATAAAGATCAAAGCAGGTTTGGTAGGCTAGCAATAGAAAAAGAGTTGGTTAAGTACCCTAAGAAGTATTATACCTCAGTAGATGAGGAATATAAAAAGAAAACAGAAGCTTTATACCTCAAGAAGGCTACCAGGTGGGCAATGACTAATTTAAATATCATTAACACAATAGATCCTGCTATAATAGAGGAGTATTGTAAGAGTGACGTAGAGCTAACAAGGCTGTTAGATAACATGTTTATGGAGGGTGATAGTGATTATAAAATATGTTACCATCTATTTTCTGAGTTGTCCAAGGTTACTACTGAGATGAGACACAGAGGCGTTAGGATAGATAAAAGTAAAGCAAGTGATGTTTTAGGTACTCTAGATAGAAAGATATCAGAGATACAGGTATTTGCAGAAAGTAAGGGTTGGTGGTGTAACTATAGGTCTAATATAGAAGTACCTGAGATGTTTAAGCGATTGGGTATTGATTTACCACTAACAGAAGCAGGTAGACCTAGTTGTACTAGGGCTTTCTTAGAGAAATTAGACCACCCTATAGCTAAGGTAATACTATCTTGGAAAAGATATTGTAAGACTAGAACTGATTTTATAGAGAAAATACTTGATTGGGAAGTTGACGGTAGGATACATGGGCAGATGAATATATTAGGTGCTAGGTCTACGGGTAGGTTTAGCCACACCAAACCTAATCTAGCACAAATACCTAGCAGGGATAATGAAATAGGACCGCTTTTAAGGTCTTTGTTTATAGCTGATGAAGGTAAAGCTTGGAAACACCTTGACTACTCAGCCCAAGAACCTAGATTATATGTTCACTATGCCGTAGGGTGTCAGGATAATAAGGTTGGCTATAAAAAAGAAGAGTATAACCAGAGAAGTAAAGGTTGGGGGTGGAAGAATAAAAAAGTAACTTTTAATTGCCCAATGATATATGAGTTGCAAAAAGCTTATATTGAAAATCCAAACCTAGATAGTCACTCATATAACAGGGATCTTATTGAAAGAACCACTGGTATAGAGATATCTAGGACTGAAACAAAAACAATCGCTCTAGGTAAAGCCTATGAAAGAGGGGTTAAGAGTATAGCAGAAACGCTAGGTATTGCTTATGATAAGGCGTTAGATCTATACAAAGCCTTTAATGAATCAGCACCTTATATAGCTGAAACAAGTGACTACGCAAAGTATTTGTTTCACACTAGGGGTTTTATTAAGACTATAATGGGTAGGAAGAACTATAATCAAGGTACAGCATATAGGGCTTATAATTACTTAATACAAGGTAGTGCAGCAGATCAAACAGCCGTGGCACTGCTTAATGTATATTATAAGCTTAATATAATACCTAGTATAGTTGTTCACGATGAAATTAATTTTAGTGGTAACCAAGAGGAGGCAGAAAAAGTACAAGATATAATGCAAAATACTATTAAACTAAAAATACCCAGTGTAGCTGAAATAGGCACTGGTAAATCATGGGGGGAGGCTAAATAATATGTACATATATAAAGTATGTTATACTTGGCGAGATAGTACGCTAATAGCTGATAGATTAGTATTAGCTAAAAGTAAAGGATCAGCCAGGGGTAAATTTTTAAACTACATGGAAGGTTTAAGTATTACCATAAGAAATATAGATATTTTAATAAATATGGAAGACGTAGTAAAATAACCCTTGACAAATCTTGTGTTGTGTGTAATAATAATAGTATAGAAAGAAAGGAGAGTAAAGAATGAAAGATAAACCTTGTTTAGTTGTGAATGAGAAATATTACGATATACTGTCTTGTGTTACTAATAAGTGCATAAAAATATCCGATTTTAAATCACTTCATGTGCTTTTAAACAATGAAACAGCCAAAGAAGTTAATAGATTTTTGATAGAATTTGAAACTATTGGCGATATGGATAAATACAAACAATCCATAATTAAATATAGAACTGAATAAGTAAAAATAACCCTTGACAATTAATTCAATATATGTTACTATTGAGTTATAAGAAAGGAGAGATAGAATAACATTAACAACAAAGAGGAAAGGTAAGATGGTTAAGAAAACAAGTTTAAATAGTTTGGTACCACAAAGAAAACAAGCAACTGTAGGAGTACAGGAAGCTAGAATACTTAGAGTGGTAGACCTAGGAGTTAGAAAACAAGAGTATAAAGGTGAAGTTAAATCACCTAAAACCGTTCTATCCTTTGTGTTTGAATTAGCAGATGATAAGATATCTTTTGAGGGTAAAGAGATGCCAATGATAATGTTTAAGAGTGTAGTACACACAGGTGGAGAAAGAGCTACTTTGACTAAGCTTGCTAGAGCTGCAGGTATATCACTAAGTGAGGAAATAGACTTTGCGGACTTCATAGGAACTCCTGTTAGTCTAGAGCTTGGTAAGAGTGATAAAGGTAATACAGTTATTAGGAATATAGTTGGTGTGTCTGAGAGAGTAGGCGCAACCATACCACCTTTAGTAGCTGAATCATTTTTCTTTGACTTTGATGAACCAGATGCCGATATCTTAATAAATAAGATGGGTAAAGGTATGCACAGGATACTTAGGGAAGCCATTAATTTTAGTGGTTCACAAGTAGAGAAACTACTTGATGGTGAAGGTGAAGGAGAGGAGAGAGAAGAAGAGTTTAAAACAGAGGAATTTTAATCATGAATATTATTAGAGACATGCTGAACAGTTTGACTAGTGAAGAAAAGGAAGTATGTGTATCAACTGTTACCCTCGTTGTTATAACGGGGGCAATGGTAACAGCTTTTTTCTTAGGTACTGTTTTAGCTAAGACCATAGTTGCTATCTCAGGGATATCAATTATAGTAGGAACTTGTTTATTGTTTCAATCAGAGGAATTATAGAATGACTAAATATAAATCAATGCAAAAACTAGTTGATAAGATCAGCACTAAGCAGTGGAAAATGGCACAGAGTGTATTATCGCTAGTCATTGTGTCCTCTGTTGCATATGTTTGGATAAGTGGTGACTACATAGATGCTATGTTTTTAGCTATCCCATCTTTATATGTATTCCACAGGTTCTCGAAATTCTTAGCTAAGTATGAGGTGCTTTAAAATGAAACATAAAAAAAGAATAGCTATAATAGATGCTGACAGTATAGCATATAAGGCGGGGTGGTCAGATAACTATATGTATATGAAATCATGTGTAGATAGCAAGATATGCCAGATAATGCTATCATTAGACACTAATAAGTTTGAGATTTACATAGAAGAGTGGAGAGAGGATAAAAAGAATTTTAGAAAGAACTTTTTTAAGCTTTCTAATGATAGGGTTAAACACCCAGGCTATAAGGGTAACAGGATATCCAGAGGAGACAAACCAAAGTACCTGGATAAAGCCAGGGAATACCTTAGAAAACGATATAATGCTAAGGTTGTAATGGAGTATGAATCCGAAGATATCGTTATCAGAAGGGCAAAGGAGATATTAGAGGAAGATAACGACATGGTACCAATAGTTTGCTACATAGATAAGGATTTACTACAACACCCTTTTCTATTTTACAACTATGATAAATGTGAATTGGTACACATCACACCAGAAGATGCGATACTAAGAAGATATAGACAAGTTTGTACAGGTGATGCTACTGATAACATACCAGGTATTGCGGGTGTTGGTAAGGTCACAGCAGCTAAGACAGTAAGCAACGGTGATACAGCAATAATAGACACTGTTCTACTATTTCAATATCATGGATTATCGTATGATTACTTTATAGAACAATATAACTTAATATACATAAGGTGGGAAGATCACATAAATTTAGTGTATCCTATTAGTAAAAAAGAGTGGGATATATGTTCAGGAGAGTAGATTTAATTAAAAAGGAGTATACAAACAATGAGATATTATAACAACATACTAGTATTTAGTGATTTGCATATACCAGGACATCACCCTGATTACTTGCCTTTTCTAAGTGCAGTAAAAGAAGAATATGGCGAATTTGATAGGGTAGTGTTAAACGGTGATGCAGTAGATAACCACGCTATAAGTAGTTTTGCAATGGTATCTGAAGCTTGTGGCGATGATAGGGAAATTGATATGTGTATCAAAGAGCTTAAGAAGCTTGCTAAGTTATTTCCTATAATGACTTACATAACAGGTAACCATGAAGAAAGACACGCCAAAGATGAGGGTTTATCTGGTAAGAGGTTTAGAACCGTTAGAGAAATATATGATCTACCTAAAGGGTGGAAAGTATTAGATGAGCTGTATATCACTGGTAAGGGTGGAGATATCCTTATTAAACACAACATTGCAAGTAGTAATGAAACGGCATTGAAAGAAAACCATTGTAACGTGGTACAAAGTCACTGGCACAGTAAGTTTGAGTTATCATACAAGAAACTTTCTAGGCATGAGACTTGGGGGGCTATTACTGGGTGTTTAGCTAACATAGATCACCCATACGCTAGGTATGGTGCTAAGTTTTTAAGAAAACCTGTTGTAGGGTGTCTTTTAATCAAAGATGGTTTCCCTATGTTAATCAAGATGCACACCAATAAAAACAATAGGTGGATAGGTAAACTATGATAGGTAATGTAGTTGAATTAGAGTATAAAGAAGCTTGTGGCTTTCTTATGCCAAGACACTATTCAGGTAGGAAGCCTAACATCTCTGTGTCTTTTGGTTGGATAATTGATAATAAACTAGAGGCAGTGTGTTCCTTTGGTAAACCCGCTAGCCCTCAATTGTGTTTGGGGGTGTGTGGTAAAGAATACTCTAAGAATGTTTATGAGTTAAACAGGCTGTGTAGAAATGACACACTAGGAGTTCAGTTAAGCCAATTTGTGTCTTATTGTTTGAGAGTGTTGAGATGTCGTGATTGGATAGTTATATCTTATGCCGATACAGCTATGAACCACAATGGTTATATTTATCAAGCTTGTAATTTTATATACACAGGCTGTACTAAAGAAAGAACTGATAAGTACACAGAAGGAAATAGACGTTCAAGGCATTACAACAACGCCACACAAAGCAATCTAAGGAAAGTTAGGAGTTCTAAGCATAGATATTTGTTTTTTTGTACTGCTGATAAGAAGTTAAAAAAGCAGTGGAGCAGATCTTTAAATTATGAAATAAAAAAATACCCAAAAGGAGAAAATAAAACATATGAGCTGGGTAGCTATTTAAAACCTAAAATAATAACAAAATAAAAAAGAGGTGGTTATGAAGTCAATAGAGTTTTATATATTTAAAGAGATTGATGACGACTTGGCTAGGTCATTCCTAGAGTGGGTACATAGTTTTGATAATCTAAGCCCTATGATATTGAAAGTCTATATTAATTCTTATGGTGGTAGCTTAACTGCTGCTGTAGCTATTATAAATGCCATGCATTCTACACAGCATACAGTTGTTACTATTGCAACTGGTGCCATTATGAGTGCTGCTGTACTGATATTTGTATCAGGTAGACAGAGAGCTATATATGATGATTGCGAAATAATGTCTCATCAATTCTCTACCTCTACAGGCTACAGCAAGTATCATGAACTAGAAAGTTCTGCCAAACAGTTTAAGTTGATAGCTAAGTTGATGCAGAATATATATATAAAAGCTTCTGATGGTAAACTAACTAGAGATATAGTTAGTAAAAAACTATTATCTGAAACTGATATATACCTAACACCTAAGCAATTAAAGAAGTTTGGGTTGGTTGATGCAATATTGGAAGTAAGTTAATAAACAGGAGTATCGGTAATGGCTAGAATGAATAGAAAATACTTAAGTAAATATAGGAAAGCAGATAGTAAGTTTGAGGTTAAACTCAATGAAGGTGTGTTATGTGATACTATATTCCACAGCAAGGAATATGATGTATCTTATAGTATACCAAAGACTTATCAGCCTGATTTTATTTACTATGACCCTAAGACTGGTGTGACTATATTTATAGAAGCTAAAGGTAGGTTTAGGGACAGTGAAGAGGCTAGGAAGTATAAATATATCAAACTAGCCCTAGAGGAGCATAACGGCGAAATATGTGGAACAGATAACAGGTTTGTATTCCTGTTTATGAAACCAGGTTTACCTATGCCACATGCTAAGCTAAGAAAGAGTGGTACCAAGATGTCTCATGCTGAGTGGGCTGAGAAGAATGGTATTGAGTGGTTTACAGAAGAATCAATTGGGTGTATATTATGATGTATTCTAATGTGTTCCATAGCAACAATGACCTTTGTGGATATATAGGTATGATATATAAAACTGTTTGGCTTAATAGAGGCATACCTATTTACGATAAGGATACAGTAGTACAGATGGTGGCTTTTAAATTAGTAAAGTTAAATAGAAATATTAATTCATCGTACATATATGCAACTATAAGATCAGTCACTATTGATTATATAAGAAAGCTGTACCAACGCACTAACGTGGAATTGAATGAATACACGCAACCAGAGTTAATGAGTTTTGATAATCACGATAAGATAGATATTAAGATGTTATTAAGGATACCTGAGTGTGTAAAGCTTCTTGATTTACTTTCTAGACCAATCACTGAATCGGCAAAAAAGTATGGTGTAACTAGGCAAACTATTTATAATAGAAAGAATAAGCTGATAGAGAAGATTAAGAAATTAAAGAGGATAAAATAATATGTCATTTTTTTCATTTATACCATTTATAGGATCTGTCTTAGATAAGATACTTCCTGATAGGAACAAGGTTATAGATCAGAATATAGAGGAAGAGAAGAGCGATCAAGCTAGAACCAATATTGTACTAGCTGAAAGTAAAGGTAATGTATTCCAAAGATCATGGAGACCTCTATTAATTTATATTTTTATAATAGTACTAATTAATAATGTACTATTTGTACCAATTCTGGGGCATTACTTTGGGCTAGATATGCTAGTGCTTCAGTTTCCTGAGCATATACCTAACTTTGTAACCTTTGCTGTTACAGGTTATATAGGTGCTAGATCACTAGAGAAGATAACAAATAATAACAAATAACAAAAGGATTAATATGTATACTGCAATGAAAATAACGGCTAGGGGACCAGAGCAAGAAGAAGCAATGAAAGCATTATTAAATTCTAAAATCGACTTGGTAGCACTGGTAGGACCAGCGGGTACTGGTAAAACTTTACTAGCTGTATCTTGTGCATTAGAGCAGATACACAATGAGCAGAGATATAAAAAGTTGTTAGTAGCTCGCCCTCTTATGCCACTAGGTAGAGAGATAGGACACTTACCAGGTACTAAAGATGAGAAGTTGGCACCTTGGATGGCTCCAATTTTTGATAACATAAAGATAGCGTGTAACCATGATGATGATCAAGTAAAGTGGTATACAGAGGATCCGCTTAAGTTTGAAATGGAAGCTGTTACGTTTATGCGTGGTAGATCATTTGAGAAAACCTTTATGTTGA